TATTATAGTCCGAATAGTTATTGCCGTCAATGGTATTGTTGTCGTCAAACACCTGGTCAAAGCCAGTCTTCTCAAGAATTTTGTTTTTAATTTCTAGTTGCTTCTTCTCTTTCTGAATTCGACGTAGAAAGGCATAGTGGATAATTTGCGTGAAGTAAGCAAAGGGGTTTTGAGACTTTTCTGGGTCAAAGTTATGAATATATTGTACGCAGTTTTCAATACCATCACAGATCATATCATCCTTGAACATATAGTTCACGAAGTTAGGTTTGAATGATAAGTGAGTAGCAATCTTAAGAAAACATTCTCCAAGATAATTGGTAATCTGTGGTTTACCTTCCCAACGCTTTGCTCTTTCTGATTTATCTTGTTCTGTTAGGTCTTTTCCAAAAGTCTCTAAGTAAGATCTTTCCACTCTAGATCTATAATTAATAAGTGCTTCTAAAAGTTCTTTATTATTGACATAGTGTTCTGACCTTTTTCTTTTGGCCATAGGTGCTTTAATCATAAGTTTATATGTTCTACTATGTAGACATTATATCACTTTTTAATATACTTGACAAGTTCTCTATATCTGTGTAGACTGGGCTTGTCCCGGTTAGAAGGGAAGCTTAGCTACTATTGAGTATCTTTAACTTCTTTATTATAAATCTTTTCTAATACTTCTTTAGCATCAGCAACAGATGAGATATAACCCATTTCTCTTTGACTGAGTCTATATCTATTGGATTCATCATTCATACTATCTGCTTGTCTAACATAATTTTGATACATTAAAATCATTTCAATATCGGATGATTCTGAGAGTGTTAATACATCATCCATATTAACAATGAACATATCATCAGTTGTTGTCTTTAACCAAGGCTCAATCTTATATCCTAATGAATCTCCCTTTCTACCCTTTATTTCAATAACATTAATGGGATAAGAAAGAATGAGCATTGTTCTATCTTCTTCCTCAGAAGCAGCTACCTTAGAGAAGATTTCTTCTCCAGATTTAAATTTAATTGTTGCGTAAAAATCATCTTCTATTCCCATATTTACTTACCTTTAAGTTGAATGGTTATTATGTCATAATTAAAATTCTCTTCATTGTAAATTTTAATTCTTTCTATGAAATGGTTTAAAGTATAGTTTCGTCTTGATTTAGATGAACAATCATCAGCGATGTCATAGAGCATTGCTTTGTTTTTATTCTTTCCCTTTCTAAGAACTCTTCCAATTGATTGAAGATTTCTAACTCTCGATTTACTGGGTGAGGCAAAGATAACATTATGGAGGTTCTTAATATTAATACCTGTAGAAAAAGTTCCATAAGAGGCAACAATGATTGCGTTGTTTTCTCGCTCTGTAATTTCTCTTACTTGTTCTCTTTCTTCAGTATCAACTCCACCATGGACAAAAAATACTTTTCGGTTATCTTCTTTGCTAGTATTTATCTTCTCAAATAATACGGCACCATGAGCTTCCACTCTGCTGAATAGCACAAGAGTGTTACCTTTTAGATCTAATGCAAGTTTAGATATAAAATTATTCCTTTGATCATGACCAATTAGATATTGAATCTCATCTTCAAAGACTTCAAATTTTTGTGGTGGATGTTTGAGAAGCAAACAAGTAATATCAAGTTTGGAAAGAAAACCTTTCTCTTGAAGTTCTTTAGTTCTGATAATCTTATATGAAGGGCCAAATAGTCCTTCCAAAACCCATTTATGAGTCTGTGTTCCATCAAGGGTGCCAGTAAAACCAATTCTATGTTTTGCTGTATGTAACTTAGTCATAATCTGAATCAATGATTTTGACTTAAATAGATGAGCCTCGTCACCAATCACAACATCAAATCTTTCAAACCAAGAACGTTCTAACTTATAGATAGATTGCCATGTTGTGATGACTACACTTTTATTAGTGTCCTTCTCTCTACCAGAATAGATTTTGTGACAATATGAATCTGTATCCCAACCGTAATCCCCAAAGTCCTTATACATCTGTTCTACAAGAGATGTCGTGGGAACAACTAAAAGAATATTTTTGCCTGTATCCACATGATATCGCGAGAGGGCGTAAATCATCAGACTTTTTCCTGACCCAGTGGGCGATATCAGCAGCCTTCTATTATGCCTTAGAGCATCGTATACTCCCTCAATTTGATATTCTCTAGGTTCATGTACCGAAATTGAGCGAATATAATCTTTAACTCCTTCCTTTGAAATCATTTCATTGACTTCAAAAGGTTGTCCAAAAAACTTATTATCTTCAAACTTATAAGTGTATCCGTAGTTCTTACAGAAGGATACGACTTTATCTAACAGACCGACATAGATTTGCTTGGAACGCATATCAAAGAGATGAATCTCTCCGTTCCAGTTTCTACCACGATACTGTGGCATAAATTTTGCATTCGGAACCTCGAACTTAAAGTGGTCTCTAAGTTCGTATTCAATATGAGGTTCAGTATTAATCTTTAAAAATACTTCGTTGGATTTTGATATAACAAGATTTGCACTAGTGTCAATCACATAGATCCATTCATCTACTGATATTTATTACATGTCGTGAAACTTATAATCAAGTATACATTTATATAGCTCGTTCTTCAAATGATATAGATGCTCTTGTTCGTATGGATGCCTAGATGGATGTCCTTCCCATGTTTCAATTCTTCTGCATACGCAATGATATAAAAGATGAACATCTTCTATATTAAAATCTAAAACAAAAGGAAGTTCTTCGTCCATTATCCTAATCCTGCATTGAAACGCATAAATTCAATAGCATTTTTAATTTGGTATGTTCGATTTGTAATTTGCTTCAAAATACTTTCAATATAAACTAACATAGTGTCGTAATAATCAATCTTTAAAGAAACTCCTGAGAGTTTATCGTCTGCATCCAAATACTTTTGCATAGTTTCCTTGTCCCTGATTTTTTTAGGAAAAGGTTTTTCAATGTAGATATCTGGATCTGCTTTTCCACTAAAGTATTCGTATCTTTCGTGCCTAATATTTTTTCTTTGCTGCTCTGCTTTCTTTCTCATCAGAAAGATGGTGTTATACAATTCAAAATACTTTGCATGGAGTGATGGAATATTTGTTGACTCAGTATGCAGATTGTCCATATCAATCTTAGAGTCTTGTTCCCACATTCCTTGAAGTGTATCAAGATCAATCATAAAGGAGTTCCATTTAATGCAGTTATTTCATAATAAGTATACTTGAAAGAAACCTCTGCTGTAAAGTACTCTACATCAGTATCGGTAGCATCGAAACTTAAAGTTGTCAAGGAATATGGAAAAAGTCCTTGAAACTTGATCAAAAAGTTTGAAACTAAACTGCTATTTAAAACAGACATAGTTCCATCAGAGAAAATATTATCAAGCTTTCTGGTCTTCAGATCCATTCCTCTGTTTCCAGTTTTTTGAAGATTATAAATCTGGTCAAGACTTTCTGGATATCCTAATCCTCTCATCCAGTTTTGAATTTCCATGTAGTTCTTTAAGTCTTCATCGACCAAAAATCTAACGGACAAATCTCCAAATATCAACTTATCACCTGGACGATCAATGTCCTTAAAGTATGTTGGTTGAACCGCAATACCAAGATCCAGTGATGGTATATTTGCCTGGTTACAGAAAAAAGAAACTCCTGGAGCCTTCTCTAATATAAATTTAAAACCAGTAGGAGTTAAAAAATTCCTATTTTCAATTGGGTTGAAGTCCGCCATTGTTTTTTTTAAATATTTAGATAAAAAAAGAGGGGTAGTTAACCCCTCTCAAAAACTATCGTAAAATCCTCCGACAAATTCGTTTACATGTTGACTGGTCATCATCACATTCAATTAAGCAATTATAATAGTCATTAATAAGATCAGATTCTTCCATACTTCTATCTAAAGTATTTTCCAATCTCATAACACTTTGCTTCCATCCTGCTAATTGATTATGCGATAATATGTTATGCATAATGACCTCCAATAGTTTTCTTAATCATAATAAAAATTCGACTTCAGTTCACTTTGTTTACCTCTCAATTCTATCACTATATATTAGTTTTATGTGTAAAATAATACAGTTAGGAAACAAAAATTTATACCTACTAATCAAAAGAAGTTGATTTGAGAGAATCTTTTAAGGATTCTCTCATTTTTTTTAATCTGGATATATCATCAAGTCTTTCAAGTGGGTGACATCGATAGCAATTTCTATATATTTCTTCTCCTTGTATCCACCCAATAGGTGGAAGTGGATGTGGCACTTTTCTTATTACTGGGTTTACTTGAGAAGTTGTTGTCCGAAAGTTCATCGCTCCATTCTCTGACCACCATTCATGCTTTACCCAAGGAACCCATACTCTATGTTCAACATATTCTAACTGGGATGGAGGGATTACCGGAAGAGGTAATGCGAATTCCATTGGTGGAATGTGGTTGTATACTGGTGGGGTGTACTCCATGATTATCCAATCCAAAGGAAAAAAAAGGGAGACCCGAAGGTCTCCCGTAGAAATATGTGAACAAGTTGGATCACATGAGGTTCTTAACAGCAACGCGACGATAGTAGCGGTTCTGGTTAACAACCAGGTTACCCAGTCCTTGGGTAGTTCCTGCTGCGAATGGGTTAGCG